GTAGTTTGTAACTATAACAACCCTAAGGCTTAACTAAATCACATCTCGTTAGTAACCTGCACCTCATAGTTGCGGCTTAGTCTGACATTCTTGGCTACAGTGATACCTTCACCATCGCCAAGCATTACGATGTCATAACGCTCTTTCATCTTGAGTGAACGAATATCACGACTTGGATCATCAAACTGATCTGTGCTCATGTCATCCTTAACGAGGATTGTTCCAACCTCGTTGCGGTCAATCAAGAAAAGGTCTGACTTAGCTGCAGTTGCGCCACTCTTAGCTGTGAAGCTTACGAATGGTGAAACTAGAACGTTAAGACCCATAGGAGCGGTTGCATTGAGTGCGCTGTCAGCTGACTGTGGACGATAACCCCAGCTTGTGCCAACAGATGAAGCTGCGCCACCGGCATGGAAGATAGCGTCCTTAAGGAACACTGACCACATTAGCGGATGCAGAATAAAATCTGTTGGAACATGGTTTTCAGCCATGAGTACAGCAGCCATGTCAATGATGTCATCCCAGGTCACTGTTTTATTGGCTGTGCCAGTAATGTCAAGACCTGTGGTGTCATCATATGAACCACTGTCGTTATCAAAAACGATAGTTGCAGCGTCCTTAAAACGGCTGAGAGCAATTTGCTCCTTAAGACGGGCCATGGCTCGTCCAGCTGCACGAACATGCATACCTACGATGTCCCAAAGTGAATCGGCAATAACCTCTTCTGTAAAAGCGAGCTTAACGCCTTTCTTTGAAACTTTGCCCTCTACCTGCTTTGCGAAGGCGAGTGCTTGCTCTGGATATTCTTGTCCTTCAGGGATCTCAGCTGCTTGGATTGCATTGACTGCTGGGAACTCCAAGGAGCGCCCCTTTCCGAGGCGAACTACCGAAAGAAGAGGGGTGACCAGCAATTGTGGTTCAGCAGCCTCTCTTAGAGTGCGTGAGAGAACCTTGGGGAATAGTGCTGCAGCATCTGATGATGCAAAAGCTTCCTTAATAGTTACTCTATTTTCTCCATCGATATACCCGTCCTCAGTCAGTGCAGCCTCCCAAGCGGGGAGACCTGAGAGGAGCTCTTGGATTGTCTTACTCATCTTAGGATTATTCCTCCTGTGTTATATTTCTATTATAGTGTCAGATTGACGCGGAAAGCACCAATGACGTTATGGACGTCCAGGTTGGCCCGGATACCCAACTTACCGCTGTAGGTGCCTGCACGTGTAAGTTCATACACGGTCTTGAGTGCACCTGGGTCAGAGGGAAGTTGCATGTAGCTAAGTAGGCCATCATCAAAATTGGTGGCAAACTTCTCTACTTCAATTACCTTACCTACCTGGAGGTAAGAGTATGCAGCACTGCTGCTATAAAAATCTGCAGCAGCAGCAAGCACTGGACGACCCATGCTATCTGAGCGAACAACTGAACCGATTGTTACATCGTCGTTGAGGCCAGTAACCATGGGATACTCTACGTAGCCACGGGTGATAAAACCAGCACCCTGTGATGTGCCCTTATCAAAAGGTCTGTAGAGGTCGTATTGAGCGCAACCAATTGGAATTGACCGTGCTGCAACAGTGACTGTGTCAGTTGCACCAGAGCTATAGTTTGGTGTTGCGCCATCTAGTGGGTCCCAGGTTGAAGGCATACTATCGCCCCAGGCCTTACTTGCGGATGTACCATTAGCTGGAACGATGCGTGCATCGCCATTACTATCGGCTACGACAGAAAGAATTGTTCCCTTTGGAATAACAATTTCAAAGCGATCATCTTCACTGTCATTGTACCATGTTGGCAAACCTGGATGGGGAAGCAAATAGGCGCTGGGGGCTATGCCCTCAGAAACCACAAAGCGACCAGCACCAGTCTTGCTATGTACCTTACGGAATTTTGCTAAACTCATTTTATATACTCCTTAAAATATTAGAGTTTACGTCTGCCCATGAGAGCATCAACTAGAACTTGTTCAAAGTTGTTAACAGGACTTTCCTGTTCCTTAGGAGATTCAGAACCTAATGTTAGTACGTTTGCGTCTTCTTTTGAAGAAGCCTCAACATCTGAATCCATTTCTGGAACGTCTACAAATCCCTTGATTCTTTTAATTGCCTTAACTGGAGTTTTAGCTAGATCTCTTAAAGTATCAGCTAATGAAGAAGCTGTTCTGCCAACGTGTTCTGCGATGACCTTTTCTCTATCTTCAACACTCTCTAGTCCAAGAGCTATTTTAGTGTCAACAACTCTTTCAACAAGAGTCTGATGCAATGCCTTCTTTAGGCGAGCATTTTCTTCTTCAAGAGAAGCGACCTTTTCTTTTAGTTCAGCAACTACTTGCTCATCACTGCTCTTTTCTGTGGTGAGCTCATCATCTTTGCTGGCTTCTTCTTGATTTTCTTCTGCTCCATCATTTACTTCTGATGAAGCCTCTTCTGGCTTTTCAGCATTTTCGGAATCTACAGTCTGTACATCCGCCTCTTCTGAATCGTCAGATGAGTTCTCATTTGCCTCTTTGCTGTCTTTAGAAACTTCTTCTTGTGTTTCCTCAGCGGTCGGCTTTTCGTTATTATCAGACTCTACAACTTCTTCTGATTCAGAAG